TCAGCAGGTCAATATGAGTTTCTGCCACGCTTTCTGCATGTCCTTGAGGACGCTCAGATCGGGCTTCAAATAATATCTGGCCGTGGTTTGGATGTCGGAGTGTCCGAGCTGTCGTGCGACCACGCTGATGTCGGTTCCGGCCTTGATCGCCAACGTGCCGAACGTGTGGCGCAGGTTGCGTGGAGGCACGCAGGGGAGTTTCATTCGCCTGCACCAACTGCGGTAGTGGTTTGCCACTTGGTTCGCGTTCAGGTTGCCGACCAGCCGGCCAGCCTTCGTGCCGTGGCGTAGTTCCGCCAATCGTTTGACCGCGAACCGTGGCAGCGCGACGGTACGTCGGCTCAGATCGGTCTTCGGTTCGGTCACGGTCTCATGGCCCGCCACCCACTGCACCGACCTTTTCACCGTGACGGTGCCGCGACGCAAATCCAAGTCGGCCCATTCCACGCCGACCGATTCGCAGCGGCGCAGTCCAGCGCATACGGACACCAACAGCCACGCTTCCAATGGATGCCCGTAGAAGCCTTTCAGCAGGCGTCGTACTTCCGGCGCGGACAGTACTTGCGGCTCGTAATGCCGTAGGTGCGGCAGGCGTATCTCGCGTCTGGTCACGTCATTGTCGGACAAACCGCGTTTGAACGCGAGTCGCAGTATCGCGCGGAACACCGCGTAGGCTTTGCGTGCCGCTCCCGGCCTGTCGAAGGAGTCCAACCATGATTCGATATCCGCCACGCTGATCGCGTCCATGTCCCTTCCGCTCCATTGCGGGAGGATATGGCAATTCAGGGCGCTTTCGTAGCCTACTTTGGTGCATTCGCGGAGTTTCGCACATGAGGGTTTCCAAACGGTGGTCACGAATGTGTCGAAAAGCATTGGTTCCTTTCCAATTCTGTTGAATAATCCCACACATCGTCATGTTGCCGTTGGACGGGTGGGTGTGTGGGTTTTCCCATTGTTCCATATCCCTGTTTTTTAGGAGGATGTTTTGACTCAGATCAAATTCGATTTCGGCCATCCAAGCGCGGATGGCATAGCGGACTTGGCTGGCGAGAAGATTCATGTGGTTCCGACCGAACGGTTCAAGAACGGCAGTCGTATCGTCGTACGCGACTCGTTCGAGGTGCGTTTGGACGAGCACGGCACCGCGACCGTCACCGTTCCGCCGACCGACAGCACGTTCGCATATGAGGTGACCGTCGGCGAGAAAGAGGATTTATGGCGTTTCGTCCGTTACGTCCAGGTGCCGGATTCGACTTCGGTTTTGAATTTCTCCGATCTGGTCGAAGTCGATTCTACCGCGCTCACGCCGGTGGGTACCGGCAATCCGTTGGCCGATATCGACCAGTCCGACGTCGATTGGGCCATCCAGTTCATTAACTCTTGATTTTTGGAGGTTTGTTTTGGCTAATCCCGATAAGTTTTTGCGTCTGCGCGACTACGCCCGTCTGGAGCGTGCGCAGAAGGCCGGTGTCGTGGACGGCACCAAGTTCGCCTACGACAATGCGAAACACGTCGTGTCGAACGTTCGCGAGTATTTCGACGCGCATCGCGACGGGCGCACGTATGGCGTGCGTTTCCCGCTCTATAGCTTCTCCAATTCGCCGGACGGCGTGAAGGTCGGCGACAATGCCGGCCTGACCGTCGTGCCAAGCTCGAATTATCGTGCCGGACGTGATGATTACGCTGGTTTGAGCGCGTTCCGCGTGTTCGACGCTAACGTTGCGGTGGCCGATGATGGCACGCCGGTCGTGAAGGCCATCAAGGGCTTGGCCGGCAATTACGCGAAGGACGGGTCGAATGGCGACGTGTTCGTCATCACCACTCCCGGCTTCTACCGGTTCGAGTTCGACACGAACCATTGCACCATCTGGTATTCGGACACGCAGTACGACGGCTATTCGCCGATGCCGGGCGCGTTGCTGCCGGACGGGTCTCTCCGCCCGTGCATGGCGTACGCGAAATACCCGCTGTCCAATTACGGCGGCAAGGCCGCGTCCGTCTCGGGTCAGATTCCGGCCTCCATGAGCGAACATGGCTCCGTGGGCGTAACCACCAGCAAAGGCAAGGGCTACAGCGGAAAGAACTCAGCCGACACGTTCTACACGCAGCTCATGCACATGCTCAAATACGCGGCCAAGGACATCGAACGCTACTTGGGCGGGGACTTCAACGGTTCCGGTCAGATCAACGTCAGCAAGGCCGAAACCAACGTCACGCGCGCACTGGTCAAGGCCACTGACGCGGCAAGCATCGACCTCGGCTCCTACGTGAGCGTCGGCACCGGCACCGACCGTGGAGACAACAAGACCGGCGAGGCGGCGGCATACCGCAAGGTCATCTCCAAGACCGTCGTGGACGCGGCAACCACCGCGATCAACGTGTCCGGCGCGGCCTTCACGACCACGACGGCCATGCATGTCACCCAAATGCCGTACCTGACCGGTTCGACGGACGGCGTGCTCGGCAACGACGGCATCCCCCGCGAGGACGTGTCCAAAACCCATCAGCCGATCAGGCTCCAGGGCATCGAACTGTTCGCCGGAATCTACGAGACCGAAGGCGACGTCATCCTGAAGAACGTGAAGGATTCGGACACTTCCGGCCATACCGAAGTGTGGAAGGTGTTCGACACCACCAAGGCGAGCGACACCGCCATCACCGCCGACTACGTGCATGTGGGCGACTATCCAGCCGTCAACGACAAGACCGACAACCAGTGGCAGTGGCAGACCGACTTCACCGAAAAGCACGGATTCCTGCTGCCCACCGGCGTGGGTGCGACAAGCACCAGCGGTCTGACCGACGCACTGATCATCAACCCGATCTCCGCTCCGGGACTGCATGAGTTGCGGCGCGGCGGCATTCTCTGGGGCGGCTCCCGCTGCGGGTTGTTCTACGCGGACGGCGGGGACGATCTGTCGGGCGCTTGGTGGCACTGCGGCGGTCGCCTATCCATTCTTGGCCGCACGCACGCCTAGTGCGGGCGGTTGGGGGTGAGCGCCAGCGAGGGGGCGAAAGCCCCCCCTCATCACCCTCGTATGACTCTTGATAACATTTCAGGGATTCGTGACGGCTTCGCCGGGTTCCTCCTGCTTTTGCAGCGCGGCGGCAATCTCTGGGACGGCTCCCACTGCGGGTTGTTCAACGCGAACGGCAGGAACGATCTGTCGAACGCTTGGTGGAACTACGGCGGTCGCACATAAGGGTCAACCACTTTCCGTCACGACTACCCTCCGCTTTCGGGGATATGCGAGAGGGCAAGCCTCGGCCATGCCGAAAATCGAATCAAGCACGCGACCGGTAGGCCACATGGCCGAACGCCGCCAACATTCCCCTTATAGCTTTTATGAAAACATATTGCAAACACAGTCGCATCACCGAACCCGCGTTCGTGCGCGAAAGCATCGAAAAGTTCCTCAAAGGCAAACGCTCCCGCAGGGACGTGAACGAATTCCTTAGCCGCCAGTCCGACTTGGATTCGCTTTCACGGCAGATCGCCGACGAGATAGGACGCGGCGAATACAGGTTCGCGCCCATCCGCTACTTCCGCCGTATGGAACCGATTTCAGGCAAGATACGCATCATCGGACGCGAAAGCATCCGCCATCAGATCTACGATTACGTCTGCGGTACGGCGTTGATGCCATTGTTCCGCGCGAAGGTCGGCAGATGGCAGACGGCGAGCATCCCCGGCAGGGGCATAGCCGACGCGCGACGCGCGATCAAACAATGGGCGCGCGAACCATCCAGCAAAGTGTTCGTGAAACTGGACGTGCGCAAATGCTATCCAAGCATCAGCCGTGAAGTGTTGAAACGTTTGCTCTCGCGTGACGTGGGAGACAGGCGGCTACTGGATTTGACGTTCCACCTCATCGACCAATACGCGGGCGATGACGGATTGAACATCGGCTCCTATCTGAGCCAGTGGCTCGCCAACTATTACCTCTCATACGCCTACCATTTCTGCGAACAGCATCTAAGCAAGGAGCGCGTGAACCGCAGGACAGGCGAAACCGCCACCAGACGGCTCGTGACGCACATGCTGTTCTACATGGACGACATTCTCCTGATCGGCAGATCGAAGCGTGATCTGACCATCGCCGTCAAACGCATACGCGCCTACCTGCATGACACGCTCCGTCTTGAGATTCATCCGACATGGAACATCAAGCACGTCGGCGTGGAGCCAATCGACATGGTGGGCTTCACCTTCTACCCGGACCATACCGGCGTCAGGGCGGGCATCTTCCTGCGCGCACGACGCTCATTCCGCCGATACGCGCGGAACCCCACGAGTCTTCGGCTCGCATACCGTTGCGCCAGCTACTACGGCTGGCTCAAAAACAGCGATTCCATCCAATACCGGCGTCGAAACAACGTCGATCAAATCGTCCGCCGCGCCAGAAACACCGTCGCGGCAAGCCGAAAGAAAGGATAACAGATGATTCAGAACGTCTCTTCCGCAACCCCGTTGGAAAAGGTGGACTACCACCTCCGTGACGACGGACTGGCCGATATCCGCATCCGCCGCAACATCAGGACCGTCACCCATGACGCGACCGACAATCAGCCGGAATACGTGGAGTACACGGCAGTCGAATCATATCAGGTGCTCCCGTTGCTCGAACAGGAGGCCATCGACCAGGCGGATGTCCTGTTCGAAGGTGACGCCACCAGTTCCAGGCCGGTGCCCGACAGGGTGAGCGCACTGGAACAGGCAAGCCTGGACAACGCGCAATTGCTGGCCGACCTGATGGCGGGCGGGGACGGGGATACGACGGATTCCACCGATCCCGACACCGGCAAGAACGCTGCCGACGATTCCGCCGACAACAAGAACAAGGAGTGAGAACAATGGTCAGATTCAATCATGCCGCAGCGGTCCGCATGTACACCCGTCTGGTCAAGGCCGGACGCAAGACGCTGGACGAAGTACCGGAGGAATACCGCGCGGAGGTGCGGCAGAACCTTCTCGACCCGTGGTTCTGACGTAAGAAGGCATAGGTGAATCAGGAAGCAATCACCATCATCGTTGCCATCATCGGTTCCGGTGGTTTCGGAGCGCTCGTCCCATGGGTGCTTAACAGAATCGACAACAGGCGCGACCCGTTGCACGAGGGCGTGAAGGAACTGCTGTTCTGCAAGCTCGAACTGCTGCACCAACAAATGGTGGACAACGGCGGCGTATGCACCGTCGAGACGAAGCGAACCGTTGAACGCATTTATCGCGCCTACAGCGGTCTGGGAGGCAATGGCGTCGGCACGGAAATGCGCAACGACATCCTCGACGCGCACATACAGGAGGACCGACAATGACGCATCTCACGATCGTAGGCGGCATATACCTGCTGCTGCTCGCGCTCGTCATCATATTCAATCATGGTGCGCACCGGCATTGATTTTCATATTAGTTTTCAAAGCCATCCCGCTTCGGGATGGCTTTTCTATTGCCCCTTGACTTGGGGCGGGAAGGAGAGGATGTGGGCATCCTCAACAACAAAGGCAAGCCGAAGCACAAGCGTCTGCGTCGGCATATCGGCAAACCGTTGACCGCGTTGGCGGCGGTGCTGTGCGTCGCTGTCGCGCCGGTCGCCAGCGCGAACATGAACGTCATCGACGTGAGTGGATGGCAGTCCGCCGACGTGACGCGCGTGGTGGACGCCGACGCGGCCATCGTGAAGATCACCGAAGGTTTCGGCTACACGAACCCGTCTTGGCGCAGCCAGACCGATTGGGCACGTCAGACCGGCAAGGCCTGCGGCGGCTACCATTACGCGGACGGCGGCAACGTCACCGCCGAAGTGAACCATTATCTCAACCAGTTCAACGGCTATGTGGGCCAGTGCGTGCTCGCGTTGGATTGGGAGTCCAACGGGAACGCAGCTTGGGGCAACGGCGACTGGGTGCGCCAGTGGGTCAACCAGGTGTATTCGCGTACCAAGGTCTGGCCGATCGTGTACGTGCAGGATTCCGCCGTGTATCAGATTCCGTCCGACGTGCGCGCCCATTGCATGCTGTGGAAGGCTCAGTACGCTTCCATGAACGCGACCGGCTGGCAGTCCACTCCGTGGAATGCCGGCAGCAAGGGCGAGGGCATGGTGCAGTATGCTTCCACCGGCTATCTGAACGGTGTCGGCCCGTTGGATTTGAACCTGTTCTTCGGCGAGCGTGACGCATGGCAGAAGATCGCGAACGGTGATCGCGGCAAGACCCATGCCGAGGTGAGGCATGATCCGGTCAGGCCGCAGGTCACTGCCACGCCGGATTACGATGACATGGCCACGAAGGTCATTCGCGGCGTGTACGGCAACGGCAATGAGCGTCGGCAGGCTCTTGGCGGCGCGTATGACACGGTGATGGCGATAGTTAACCAGCGTCTCGGCGGTTCCGCTGGCACCGTGTCCAATACGTCGAATTGCGGCAGCGTGTGCGTGACCGTCCGTTCCGGCGATACGCTCAGCACCATCGCGGCCAGTAATGGCGGTTCTTGGAACCAGTACACGGGCTACCGTTCGGGTAATCCGAACGTCATCTACGCTGGCGAGATCGTGTGCCGTCGCACCGGCACGGGCACGGTCGCCACCGGTGGACGGTACGTGGTGCGTTCCGGCGACACCCTCGGCGGCATCGCCGCATATTACGGGGTCAACATGTACAGCATCCACGGGTATCGTTCCGGCAATCCGGCGTTGATCTATCCGGGCGAGACCCTCTACTGGTAAGGAGACTGATTATGGTCGATGAAGTCAAGGAGACTAATCATGACGGCGAAAAGCCGGAAGAGGAAACTGGCGAGGAAAACAACTACCTCCTGCCGGACAAGGCATACAAGGCATTGAAATGGGTCGCGTTGATCGCGTTGCCTGCGGTCGCGTGGCTGGTCGGCGCGGTCGGCCCGCAGTGGGGATTGCCGCACTGCGGTGAGATCGTCACAACCATCAACGCGGTCGGCTTGTTCGTCGGCGCGTTGATCGGCGTGAGCCAGCTCACGGCGGCTAAGCCGGACGGTTCCGGCGAAAAATAAGTGTTGCACCTGTTTCAGGCACAACACTTAACCGTGATTAATTTTCGGGTGTGAGACTCAAACTCGCGCCGGAAACTCAACATCGGGTGTGGAAAAATTTGCGGAATTATAGTGTCCGTGGAATTTTTTACACCCGTTTTCTAACTTTTGCCCCTCTCTCAGCATTGCTGTGGGAGGGGCTTTTCTTGTTATTCGGCGTGTTTGCGTGGTCGTCCGCCGCCGTCGCGGCGGCCCGGTGGTTTTGTGCGAATACCGTCTGGATCACGCTCACGGCAAGACGAATGTCCGCCGTCATGGGGTATCGTTGCAATCGAACTTGAGATCCGGACCTGCTTTGCTGGTGGGCAGGGTTTCGGGTTCGAAGCGTGTGGCTGGCTGCCGCAGGCATCCGATGGCGAGTCGATGCGCCATCAGCGAGAGCTGGATGTCTCGCCCAACGGCTGGGCCAGACGGTTGAGACCAACCGGAGCCGTGACCCTTCCCGCGCAAACGGGACGCTAGTCATGCAGAAGACTGTAAAAAGATCAGCCACACGGCTTCGGAGGGGCGCTTGGTCGGTGCCCCTCTTTTAATTTTCTGGGAGGATTCCGGGCGTGAACGTGACCGAGGCGAAGCGGCGGATGCTTGGCGAGGCCCGAAAGGCAGCCCGACTATACGCCAATCTCGTCGGAACGATCACGAGAATCGCGTGCGACGACGGGATGACGCTGGACATCCAATGGAAGGCCTCGAACTTCGCCCACCTATGCGGCCTGGAATACTACGCCGACGACAACCGCACCCGCAGACTTCCCGCCCGACGCCTGTACACCGACCTCCTGTCCGGCCATGGGATCTCGGTGGAAAGGGTCGCGCCCACCGGAGACGCGCGATGGCTCGCGAGGAAGACCGACGTGATAGCCAGCGCATTCGCACTGAACGACGCATCCATGGTGGTCGAATCAGGCAACAGCCGGATACGCCTCTACATGGGAAACACAGTCTGGTGCATCGGCCTCGGAAGAAGCGGAGAGGACGGCCCCTACTATCCGCAATCCCTACGCAAGGGGAACGCGGCCAAGGAAAAAATGCCAGGAACCCAGATCCACCATGTAGTCTCGATCAAATACCTGAACACGGCACAGTGCCACCCATCGATCCAAGACTGACAACATCCAACCTCCAACAACAAAACCGCCCCGGCGCTCGCGGATGAGCGCCGGGGCGGACGTCACTCCGCCGGATGCTTGCGCGGCCTGCCACCGCCGACTCCGCGTCCGGGGCGTTGCGCGTTCCATTGGTCGATGGTGTCGGGGAGCCAGCCGCGCGTGCGGCCTATTAGGGCGTCCGGCTGGGGGAGCTTGTAGGCGCTGACGGCGGCGGTGCTGATGCCGAGACGCTTGGACACGTCGGTGACGCTCAGGTATTTGATGGTCATGTCAGTCCTTCCTTCCGGCGATGAGCGCGAAGACGGCGCTGACGATGGCGCATCCGGCGGTGAGCGCGAACGGCCAGCCGAACCATGCGCTGGCGGCGGTTCCGAGCGCGAACACCGCGCTGACTATCGATTCTGTTCTCATGATGTTCCATGGCATAATCGGAGGTATGGGGTTCCGGCCCCTACGACTGGCCGGAACCCTTGCTCACTTTTTCCTCTTCGGCTTCCGCCTCATCTCCTTGATGAGTCCGGTCACTGCTTTGACGAGGGCCGCGAGACTCGCGACGAGAAGCGAGATGCTGGTGATTATCTCCGATGGTGTCATGTTCACCTCCTTTCCTTGATATAAACTATCTTAGCATAGTAAATAAAGTATTGCAAGCCGAAACACGAAAAAACACAAGAAAAAACAGCGGATTGATAGACTTGATGCCACGCAAACGAAGGGGCGAGCATGGCCTACACAATCCGCCAATACGCGACGAAAAGCGGCAAACGCTACGAAGTGCGCTACCGCAAACCGGACGGCACGCCGACCGGCAAACGCGGCTTCAAACGCAAAATGGACGCCGACGCATGGGGCGCGGCCAACGTGACCACCGCGAAAAACGTCGGAGCCTACATCGACCCACAAGCCGGACGCAGGCGCGTAGAAGACTTCTGGGAGCCATGGATAGCCGCAAAAAAGACCGAATCGAAAGCCTCCACCATCGATCTGATCGAACGTAGCTGGCGAGTCCACATCGAGCCGAAATGGGGCATGAGAGAGGTACAGTCCATCACCCACGACGAAGTGCAGGTATGGATAAGCGAAATGGCCACGACGAAAAGCGCAAGCCTGGTGCGTCGCACGGCATTCACGCTCCGCGCCCTGCTCAAAAAGGCGAAGGACGACAAGTGCATTCATGAAAATCCATGCGACGATCTCGCCTTGCCTCGCATGGTAAGGAAAAAGCACATCTATCTTACGATCGGTCAATTACTGGCCTTGGCGGACGCTTCCGGCTGGCATAGGCCGATAATCCTCACCCTCGGCCTATGCGGGCTTCGGTGGGGCGAGCTGGTCGGCTTGCAGGTCGGAGACGTGGATTTCACCCGCCAACGTATCCATATCGTGCGTACGGCTGCGGAGATCAGGAGCCGTATCGTGGTGGATATTCCGAAAACCGGCGAGACCCGCACCATCATATTCCCGGCACTGCTCAGACCATGCCTGGAAGAGGCTTGCAGGGGCCGTCAGCCGTCCGAACTGCTGTTCCCTGATGCTCGTACCGGCTCATTCCTTCGGAGGCCACATGGAACTCGCAAGGGCAATTGGTTCTATCGTGCGAAGCGTTCCGCGCTCAGCGAGCAGTCCGCGGGGTCGATGACGATTCATGATCTGCGCCATACGTGCGCTTCACTGCTTGTGCATGCCGGTGCGAACGTCAAGGCCGTGCAGAGGCAGTTGGGGCATAAGAGCGCAGCTATGACCCTCGACGTGTATGCCGACCTGTTCGACGCCGATCTGGATGCCGTGGGCGAGGCGATTGACGGATTGCTGATCAAGGCGATTGGCGAGGGTCGAAGTCTTGCCGCATGACGTGGGCAAAATGTGGGCACGATGGTCTGATTGACGGTTTCGGCTGTTGCCATCATTGGCTTTCAGCCGAATCGCTCATGTACTTGCAGAATTCCGCCTCGCAGGTGCTATATATGGATGTTGCCTCTCAGTCGCATCCGGGATCGCTGAATCTGGCCGCATCGCTCAATTCCATGTCGTTCAACATCGGCATCGCGGTCGGCTCCGCGGTTGGTGGACTGGTCAACGCCCATTTGGGACTGATGTGGCTTGGCCCTGTGGGCGCGATCTTCCTGCTGTGTGCGGTTGGCACCACAACACTGCTGCGCCCGTTCGTAGCTCGAGAACGCGATTTCTACACCAAACAGCAAGCCTGATGGCATTTGGTCGGGTTTGAACGAGCGGTTTCTGAAAACGGCAAAGTTATAGAAGTTTTATCTGTAATTCGTTGAGATTGCGGAAAGCGATTAGTGGACTGCGATGTTGGCGGGCTGGGCAGTGGACCCGCCGACTTGCGGAGCGTAGTCGGCTAGATCGATTACGCGATCGCAGGCGTCCCGCGTGTCCGGATCATGGGTTGCCACCAGCACGATCATGCCTTGACCGGCCAGATTGCCGAGCACATGGCTTACGGAATGTGATGTACGCGTATCCAACTGGGCGGTCGGCTCGTCGACCAGCAGCATGCTTGGTCTGGAACATACCGCACGCGCGAGCATAAGACGCTGCGCCTCGCCTCCAGACAAATCGCAGAAACGCCTGTCCGCCGCATATTCCAGATCGAACAGTTCCATCGCTTCCAAAGCCTTCGGTTCCGCTTCGCGGCGGCTCATTCCCTTGGCGAGCAGTGGAAACACCACATGGTCGAGCGCCGTGCGTTCCGCAACACCATACGGATTCTGAAACACCCATCCAACACGATCCACACCTTCTCTCGTCACCGTGCCAGCGTAAGGCTGCTCCCATCCTGCAAGAATCGACAGCAATGTTGACTTGCCGCATCCCGACGGACCGCATATCGCAATGGTTACACCAGGTTCGGCCACGAAACTCAAATTCTCGAACAGCAGATCGGTTCCCTCAAATCGATGAGCCAACCCCTCAACCGCAACGCGCAT